AGAAAACCTCATGCGGGTGAACGACCTGAAGGCACTTCAGACCGGACTGTTTCACAACAGCGAATCGGTCCTGATGCCCTCAGCGAGAGACTAGATGGAATTTAGCAGGGATCGCCCTAGGGCTACCTGACTAAAACCAACATATCCCTCTAATAAGATAAGAGGAGTCTCGAGTACGTTGCCTCCAAATGAGACCACGCGCAGTTCAGCACTACTATATACTCGCTAACCCTTCGACTTACCTTACTACTGCCTGTATCCACCCTGTTGAATCATAAAGATGATTATCTCTTGATTTCAACAGAAATCACGCCATACTTCTTTGCCTTCTCGAGGAATTCCAGCAATTTCAAGGGATTATCCAAACGATTCTTTCGGTCAACCCGAAATTTTCAAAATTGGAAATCTCTCTTCAGTTGCATTCATTCGTCGTACATAACAAGAAGCTCACTAATGGGTAAGTGCTCAAATCTACCTGGTCTTACAATGACCCGATGATGCCCCCAATAGAAAAGTTGTTCAACTAATTCTATAGGAGCAGGCGGATCAAAGCAATTGCAAGTAGCAACGATATTATCGTTGAGCCATGATCGTTGCGTCATCTCGTAAACGAGTTCGACAATACGATCAGTTAGATACCCTCGTGAGAAAGCCTCAAAAAGCCTTGAATACCAATCCACTTTAGGACTAATCTTTGGGACTTGTATAGGTAAACCCTTAACAAATCTTAAAATTACATCTTCAAGCGGACCGGGCTTCAGGTTCCCTATTATCCGACCACCAATAAATCTAAAAGGATTCTTGAGATCAATTAAATAATCACAAAGAACCTCTAGATTCATTGCCTTTCTCATAACTATTACTGAACAAAAATTAAGTAAAGTATAGAGATAGGAGTCAACGTTAGATCAAGAGCGCCCAGTGAGAGCCTTAAGGGCCCTCATAGGATGACTCTGAATCTTACGGGTTAATAGATCTACCGCAATAGCTGCCCGACCCATTAGGGAATCTAAGGAGCGAAATTGGCGTCAGCTAAATGCTGATACCTCAAAGGCTCCAATAGAAACTCTTTTGGCGAATTCAACTACTGGACGGTCAGGTGCAAGTAAGGATTTTGACGCGTTACATTTAACTCCCAAGTGGTTTTCCATTACATCTAAGTAAAGGTCAGCCACCTGTTTGTTAAATATAACAATATCATCACCTAATACCTCATAATTAACATACCACTTTACCTGACGATATAAATAATAATTTATCATCTGAAGGATCATGTGATGTGTTAAATTGAGCATGGCTCAAGAGGACAATGCACCCATAGGTTGCCCTACAGAGTACCGTAAATAAAGATCCTTATCTATCCCAAGGCGAGGAGCTTTGGGTAGACGGTATTCTCTATTTACAAGTAACTCCGCTCACGCAGAACCAAACGTCCCGCCAACATCTTCAACAGGTTTTCTATCCTTAAACAAACTATTAAGGATAGCTACCTGGCTTGATACTGGCAAGCGATCAGTGGCTGCCGAGAGGTCATAGCAAAACGCCTTCCCATACTCTTGTGATTTTGACATCGCTCTTTTAAAAGCGGTATCTTGATCATGAGTAGCATCGTTAGGCAAATGCTTAAACAGTTTAAACAAGAGATCATGCAATGGCTTAAGGACTGTCTGTGTTCAGACATCCACCATCGCAAACACTCTTATTTTCCCTGCTGCTTCCTCTTTTAGAGCAAGCTGACCTAAGCAATCATAGGCCTTTACCCCCGACTTAACATTGGAAATTAATCCACTCTTACGAATTGTAAATCAATCGTAATAGAGGGAGAAATTATCACTTCAGTTAGCATAGTTATAGAACTCTGGGCGTCCTTCCCACGATCACACATCCTCAAACACTCCCATTCAGGAGATACTTGAGGACGGAGACGCTTTCTGGATGCGTTCAAGTCCCAAACTAGCCGTCAACTCTCGGCTCTTAAACTTCAAATCAACAAACCGGGAAGCATAGCTTTCCAGTCATGTGTTTATCAGTTTAAGAGATCCAAGTTGACCTGTGAAAGGGTCCGTAATAGTAGATAACTTTAGCTTTCCTGGACAGGAGATTATCCTGTACACGGAAAACATAGTTAAATACCAACGGACCACTCTAACAGTGAGTTTACCAAGCTCCCTTCTATCCCTAGAAGGAATAAACTTCGGTAAACCCGACTTAGTTAAGCCAGGCAACGGCATATCGGGTTCAATCTCTCTCATTGATTTGAGAGGTTGTCCACCAATAAACCGTTGTAGGGCCACCGTACAGGCTTTCAGGTACTTCACTACAAAGGCAGAGCCGTGCTCTCGATTTAATCGAAGAAGCATCTCTCCAAATCTAGTGATTAGCTGAAGTCTGTTAGAAACCTTGGATTTTTCGAAGAGAATGCGCGTCATAAGACGCCCATATCTTCTTAAAACCCCCAGAAACTCTTGCGAGTTCTGGAGCGATACCATATATGATTTTTCCGGTGTAGATCTAAAAACAGATTTTAAATAAGTCTGTGATTTCTTCTGCATTGGTTAAATATATATTTTGTGTATCCCTTTCGGGGACAAGGTAGTAAGGTGCCCAACCTGGACTTTCAACTAACTAGACTCGAAGTAATTCGGTCTGGCAGTTGGAGCTAGTATCGCCCCACCTTGCAGTGTACCCTCTTACGAGGTCTGCAAGGAGCGACCCTCTCAGTCAAATGAGAATTTAACTGGTTAGATCGATCATTACGGTCGATGGTTCCCACGAGACAC